GAAAACCTTTTTTTGATTCTGCGTAAACTTTAGGAGAAATAGTGCTATTTTTTTTTGAATTCATTTTTTCTCCTCTTTTCTTTTTATCTCTTACATTTTCCCATAGACTCATTATGCTTTTCCTCCTTTTTTGAATGCTCTGCCTTTTTTGAATTCTCTGCCTTTAGGTTTATTTTTAAGGCTATTTTCAAGACGTCCTGGTTTAGTTGTTACACCTTTAAGTCTATCTTTTTGTTTTTCTCTTACAATAGATTCTTTTCTTGTTAATTTTTTTTCAGCCATAGTTATTTCTCCTTTTTTAGTTATCACACTGGCATCTTTTGCCAAGTATTTTTTCTACTATGTGTTTAATAAATTTTTTAATTTTTTTTATCATTATTTTTTTCTTTTAACATTTTACCTATTTTTTTAGCTGCGTCTTTTGATCCTTTATCTTCATTATTTTTAAATAATCTTTTAATGTTTTGAACTGGTCCTTTACTACCATCTTTAAACCCAGGTACACCTCTACCTTTTAAAATATCTTTTTTAGTAACTTTACCATCACCAGTTAAATCAGGAAAAGACTTTCCGCCTTTTTTATACATCTGTCGACCCATCATACCGCCGCCCATTTTAGGGACTCTTTTTACTGTATCTTTTAATTTATCTAAAGCTTTATCTGATTTTTTAAATGTTTCTTTTAAATTAAATCTAGCTGCATCTAGTTTTGATTTTGCTGCACCTTGTTTAACTTGTTCAACTGTCTTACCACCTGTTTTTGAAAAAGGTTTAACAGATTTAATTGCTTTACTACCTGCTTTTAATGCTTTGTAACCGTAACTTAAAAATCCCATTATTTTTTTACTCCTTTAAATATTTGTGTTCCCTTTATACCATAAATACTCGCAACTACAAGTATCCATAAATTAGTAAACCATTTAGGTAATTCTGAGAACATCTCAAAAAATAGCTTTACCTTGTCCATTGCTGTAGGGTCATCCGATACCACTGCCCAAGCTAAAATTGCTATAGGTAAGCTGAGGATTACTAACACCGCCTCGTCCTTCCAGTCCGAATCTCTCGATTCTAAAAGTTTTCCTTGGTAAGCTTCTTCTCCAGAAGCCATACGAGATGCATGCATAAGCTGTGCATCAGACATTGCCATTTTCGTTTTCTGACGGTTAGCATAAATTTTACTACCAGCAGAAACGGCTAATTTAATTGCCGAGAACCACATATTAGTACCAGGTTACGTCTTTTGGTTTTCTAGCAGCACCAAATCCTTTAACAGGATTTTTATTTCCTGTAGATATAAGATTTTTGCCTCTAATACTAGTTTCAGATCTTGGATCAGTAATAACTTTACCTTCTTCCATCTTAACTGGTTTAGCTTTTTTATAATTCATCATATTTTTATCTCCTTGTTGTATTGTTATCTTATTTTTGTGTATTTTTAAAGCTATTTGCCATCATTTGTTTTTCGATTGATGTTTCTGCACGTAAATTTGCTAAATCTTCATTTTGTTCTAGCTTATCTTCCGTTAAATCCTTAGCTTGAACTAGTTTTGCTCTATCTAACTCTTCTTTTGCTTCATCTGCTTCTTTTTTACGTTGATTTTCCATTGCTCTAAGGTCAACTTCTCTTGATTTTAGTTTTAATAGAGGATCAGAATCAAGTTGAGACGTAATTTTTTGTTCTTCCTTCATAAAGTCTTCTGTCATCTCTGCAATCAACACTGCTTTTCTTGCTTCTACTTGAATTTGCATTTGTTGCATCTGTCCTTGTACTTGAGGATTGTTTGCTGCTTGTTGTTGCATCATTTGCATTTCTTTAATCTGTTCTCTAAATTCTAATTGAACTTGTTCTTGTGCCATTAGACTTATGTGCTCTAAAATGTTTTTTTGTATTGCTGCCATGATTGGTGGATTATTTTTAACCATGTTAGTTGACATAAAATTTAAATGAGATGTTATATGTGCTTGATGATCTTGACCTCCAAAAGCTTGGAAGGGTTTACCTGTCAATGCATCAATATGTTCTAAGCTTGGATCTTTCGGTGCTTGTGGTGCAGGTGGTGGCAAGACTTGATCAATATCTTTTACACCAAGTGCTTCGTACATTTTTCTGTAGATAGCATACATGTTATGTAATTGAGGATTAGATGTAGCTAACTGTAATTCTGTTTGTGCTAAAGTAATTCTTTGTGACATAGAAAATATATTTGGATCTGCAACAGGTAAAATATCTACTCTGTCGTCAAAGTCTGTTTGTTTAACTGTTCTTTCACCACCAACAACGTCATAAGGATATTCTGGTGGAAGATAAGTTGCAATAATCTTACCTAGTAATTTAAATTCTTTTTTCATAGCAGAATACATTCTTTTATGTATTGCTGACATAACTTTAGAACCTCTTTCAAGAAGTGCCATAGTTGTACCCACTGCTGCTTGTTGATTACCATCTCCTGTTTGTAATTCTGATATTGCTGCAAATCTTTGTCCAGCTTGAACTACAATACCCATTAAAGCTAATAATGTTTGAGAAGGTTCTTTGTATGGTAGCGGATAAAATGCGTCTCTTAGATTTCCACCTGGTGCATCTACATCTTTAAACTCACCTGGTTGAATTGGTGATGCTTCATCTCTAACTCTCACACCTCTTTGTTTAAATCCTGCTGGTAAATTTGATAATGTACCTGCATCTAATAATTGTCTTAATGCTGATGTTGCAGTTCTAGATAATCCACCGATCATGTGAATTAATCCAAATCCATAAAACCCTAATCCTGGTAAAAATTTAAAGTGAACAAAATAATGAATTCTTTGTCTCTTTGGATCGTTAGGTGCATAGTTTCTTCTTATTGAAAGAACTTTAGTGCTACTTTCTTCAATTGTAACAATGTAAGGTAGTTTAATACCAGTTGGTTCTCCTTCTGGATCCATGTCTTCAAAACCTTCTAAGTCTAAATCAACATGACATTCTAATAGTGTAAATATAGGTTGTTGTTTTCCAGATTTAGATACGCCTTCTAATTCTTTTTCTTTAGTTGTAATATCATCCTTTGTTGATTCTCCTGGTGTACCTACTTCTACATCAGAATAAAAACCACCTACTTGTTGTTTACGTAAATCGTTTTCAGAAATTTTAACAATATGAATAATTGCTTCTGCATCATCTAAACTGTTTGCTGTGTACGGAACAATTAAATCGTCTGCAGGTACAAACTTGGAAACAGCTCTACCTAATAAATCATCATAATAAACTTTTTTAAATGTAGAACCTGACAATGGTAAATGAAATAACATAGAATCAAACTCTGATTCATACTCAGACATCTGATCCATGATTTGATAGTTCATAAAATCTTTTACTCTTTGAGCTTGTTGTTCTTTTCCTGGATCTCCTCTACCTAAAACTTGTGCTCTTACAGGTCCGTCTGATGGTAGTAATTCTTTAAAAGCTGTTGCTTGAAATTGTGTAACTGCTTCTGCTAACACAGGGTGTGTTGCACCAGAAGCTCCTTGGAAAGGTTCGTTTCTATTTTCGTATTTAAATCCTAATAAATCTAGTCCTTCAGTATATGTTTTTTCCCATTCTTTTCTGGACATTTTATAGTCCATGTAATTATTTTTAAGTGTGCTACCAATAGGGTCTAAAACATCGTCTGGTAAAATATCTGATAAATTATCAAAGTGAGATTCTGTTGAAGGTTGATTTACTGCTGACGGATCAAAGTCAACGGTTGCTCCACCATCTTCATCTGGAATTATTTCTACGGGTTGTTGTTCTTTTTGTTCTTCCGAGATTTGAACTTCAGTATCTTCCGCGCCAGGAAGATCTACTTGTGTTCTTGTGTTTGGAAGTCCTTTATCTATATCTGCCATTTAATTTCTCCGTGTTCTTCTTATCTTTTTTTATCTCTTTAATCAACCCTTGTGAATTAGGTCCTTTTAGAGGAGGTATTTCATTTAATTTAACATGCTTCATATTTTTAATTAAGGTTGGGTTTTTCATTTTTTTAATAATCCAACTATTCCACCCTTTGCAAATTTACCTTGGGTTCCATAGTTCTGTTCGTCAAATCTTGGATCTTGACTTTTTATTCTAAACTTGTCCATGGGCGTAACAATATTTTCCATGATATCTTTATATCGAGGTTCACCCATACCAGGTATAATCTGTTGAAAGTAATCTCTAAAATAATCATCATCATTAGGTAAGGTTTCTCTTGGTGCAAAAGTTTTTTTAGATACGCCTGCATCTATTTCAATTTCATCAGATATATTTGGAATACCCCTATCTACATCTTTTGCAGTTCCTTCTGTCAACATTGACTTTGCTCTATCCGAATCCATTATGTTGTCCATTTTTTGTCTATAAGAAATATTGGTTGCACTTGAGGTTTCTAATAAATCTATTAATCTTGTTCCTGTTTTGTCAAATGGTTTTTGTAATTCTGCCATTGTTTCTTTTAAACTATTTTCAAGAGTTCCCGTATTAGTGCCTTCTGCTTCTGAAGTAATTATCTGCTGTTGTAATGAGCTTATTTTATTTGATAGGTTGGTTGCTTTATCAACTAAAAATTCTCTAGGTGTAAAACCTGCTCTTTTTTTTCTTAGATCATCGGCCTTACCCTCTCTAAATGTAGCAGCTAAGAAAGCCTCGTTTTTTGGTCTCCCCATATAAGCTCTGACACCAGTATCACCGCCAACAAAAGCAGCTTCACCTAATACACCAAATTTTAATAATTTTCTACCTGCACTAAGAGCTCTTGCTCCGACAGCTGTTTTTAAACTTTTAGTTTCTCTAATAACTGTTCGAGATGTTTTAATTGGATCTCTTTTAATTGCATCAGCACAATTTCCGGGTAAGCCACCATTTGAAAGAGAATTACATATTTTAACTTGTATATTTTTTGGTAATTTATCTACTTCGTCTGTTAAAATATCTGATAAATTTTTTTTTTTTAATTCTTCAAAACCATAAAAAGTACCTTTATTAATTTTTTCTCCTTGTGTGGTAAGTCTTTGAACAATCGCTTTTTCATTATCTGCACCCGTAAGTCCTTCAAAGGAGGAGTTTAAGTTTTTAATGCTTTGATCGTATTGTGCTTGGTTAAGATTTCCTGCTTTAAGACTATTTGAGAAAGCTAACTCCATCTGATTTATGTCTGATGTGTTATATCTTAAATTTGTAAAAGGTTCACCTTTAACTCCGTTAGGTCCATGTAGAATATCTATTGTTCCCCATTTAGGATTATTTTTATATCCACGTTTAGAAATTTCTTTAGTTAAATCTCTAACTGTAATTTTTTCTCCTGGTATAAAAGGATTGTCAACTTTTGATGCTTTAAACTTATTTGCATTAGTAACAGTTTCTTGAAGCTCTGGAAAATATTTTTTCATGTATGTAGAATCTACAAGGTCACCATACTTATGTGTTTTATTTTTGTATTTAAAAGAAACTTCTTGTATAGGTAATTTTACTCCATATTCCCATTTTATAGGTTTACCTTTTGAATCAAAAAATTTTATATCACCTTTACCTTGATTTTGGTTCCAACTTTTTCGTGCATTTTCCATTGCTACGCTAGCTGGACTATAAAAACGATTTTTAATTCCACTTGTTCCAATATAAGTAGGTTGTCCTATTTGTATATCTACAGCTCTTTTAAGTTGTTGACCTAAGTTTAAATTTTTAAGATTTGTCATGTTGGTTGTATTTATTAAAAAATTTCCTCCTTGAGATGCTATTGTTTTAAAGGTAGGTGTTTCT